ATCGCCTCCACGCCCCCGTAGAGCTGCGCAATCTTCTCGGTGCTTCCACCCGTTGCTTTTGCTACGCTGTCCAGGAACCCGGCAAGCCCCTTCGCCTTGAGAGCTGTGGCGTCGAACTGCAGCCCCAGAGACTCGGCCATCTTTCTCGCTTCGCTGGACGGCTTGATGGTCAAAGCAATGACCTGCGTAAGGCCGCGCATGGCCCTGCGCGTAGGGACACCCCCCTTTGTCAGCGCAGCAGTAGCGGCCAGCACTTCCTCAAGAGAGATCCCTGTCTGAGCAGCAGCAGCGGCAACGAAAGACAGGCTCTCGGATAGCTCTCCGATTGTCGTTTTACCCAGCTTCATGGCAGTGAAAAGCGAATCAGACACATCGCCAGCCTTTGACGCCCCGAGCCCCCAAGCATTGAGCACCGTCGTCAGGCCGTCAGCAGCAGTAGCAACGTCAGTGACGCCACCCACTGCGAGCTTGTTCGCAGCAGTTAGAACCGCTGTAGCCTCTGCGGCCGTTGCCGCGCCGGCAGAGATGATCTGGTAAGTGGCTTTGGCGGTGTCAACCGGCATCGCGCCGAACTGTACGGACAGCTCATTGATGCGGTCGCGAAGGATAGCAACGTCGGCGCTACCTTGGGGGAGTAGCGTGCTGATCTCGGCAATGGACTTCTGGAAGGCTTGCGCCTTACGCGAGGCGGCAAACGCAGCAGCACCGACAGCAGCGAGAGAAACCGTCAGCCCAAGCGGACCGGCGAGAGCGGACGCCATCGACTTGATGCCACCCGCCGCACCCTTTGATGTGCGCCCAAAGCCGTCTACGGACTTCGTCGTCTTCTTCGCCGCAGCCGTGACGCTGTTGAAGTCCCGCGCTGCCTTCTGCGCGCCTGCGTGCGTCTGCGCGTCTATCCGTACGCCGAATACTGCCTGTGTCATTTCTTCGGACCCTTGCTCTTTGCCTTCCTCACAGCGTCAGCGATGTAAGCGCTGTCCATTGCCCTGACGGTTCGCTCGAAGCGGCTGAACTCTTCCCACCCGGTCAATCGTGCCCTCTTTGCATATGCGTCAATGCTCTCGAAGCTGATCCCGTTGGGGACAGGCGACATCCCCCCACCGTACGTACGGCCGCCCGACAGCGTCCAGAAGGCGTCCCATATCCACTGCAGATGACCGTCAACGTCAGGTTGGTCATTCAGTGCCTTCCGTGCTGCCGGGCTGTCTTTTCCGTGCCTACGCTTCTTCTGCAGGCGCTCAAGGTGTGGCGCCCATTGGAGCATCCACCGGAGCGCGTCTGTCAGTTTTTTGCGTCGGCCCTCTCCCGGCTCTTGAGGAAATTCTCGAAGTTGCCGGCGCGCTGCCACACGCGGTCGCGAAACTCGTGCATCTCCGGATCGCCTACGATCGACAAGGCGTTCTCGTACGTGTAGCCCAGAAGCTCGCCCTTGAAATTCAACCCTGCTGTCCCGTTGCCGCGCCAGTCCACCAGAATGGCCTTGGCAATGGCCCGGTTCATAATGCTCTCAGTGATCTCCGGCGTCAGCTCGCCTCCCTCGTCGCGCGCCTTGAGCTGCGCAGCCTCAAGCTCCGTGCCGAAGAAACGCTGATAGATCGTGTTGTTCTGCCTGGCAATCTTCAGGTCCAAGCCAGGCACGAAGTTCTCGAACCAGCGGCCCTCTTTCTCTTCGTCCACGTCAACAGCAAACGCCTTGTACAGGTCAAGCGAATCCTGCTCTTCCTTCACTACTTCTTCTGTTGTGCGCATGATGCTCCTCTGTAGGGTTAGGTGAGCAGGGACGGAACCCTACAACCGCCCCTGCCCGTTGTCACCGGTGACGCTGCGGAGGTGTACCGGCCCCCGCATTCCGTAGGGTGTCGGCTAGGCCAAGACGCGGCAAACCTGAATCATCTTCTCGTCGCTGGCGGCCCCGTATGCAGAGCCAGGCTCAGAGTCGAACGAGAAAGACAGCATCAGATCGTTGTCCAGGCCAGGATTGGTTGCCGGCTCTTCGGTGAAGTGACACTGCGGAAGCTGGAAGATGTAGTAATCGCCGCCCTGCATGTCCAAGCTGAACATCAGGCTGAAAGCGGTGAAGTCCTGATAAGTGGCGTCGTACGTCCACGTGGCGTCTTCCAGGTACATCTCGATAGCCCCGGTTATGTTCGGAGAGTTGAGGCCCATCGCCGTCCTGGGAAGGCTCCCCAGCGCCTTGCGCGGTCTGGTGGCTGTGGCGACGGCAAGGCTCAGTGCGAAGACATCCGTTGTGATTGCCGTGTCATCAATCCACACGGTCTCGAACCCGTCAACCTCCGTGACCACGTCCTTCGACGGTGCTGCTATCGTCGTTGTATCGCCTCCGCCTGCAGCGGCCTGCGCACGCTGCTTGCCGTCGAAAGCAACAGAGCCGGTGATGATCCCACCCTCCGTCTGAGCAAGGGAGAAAGCGTTGCACCGACAGCCGGTCATGATGTGCCAGAGAGTCGTCTGGTCTACGTAATTCTGCTGCAGAGACACAGACGACAGCGTAGACCCGTTGAGTAGCTGCGACCCGTTGACGGTGATGGTGTCCCCTGCGACATCGTCAGCAACGGTCCCGCCAGTAAGAGTCAACTGGTAGGCAGAGGCCGCAGTAACGCGCCACCACTGATTGTTCGCAGCCTCAGACGACCCCGCGGCCTTCACAAGCTGGCCGATAGCAACACTCCCGAAATCGCCGGCAACTGAGTCAATCGTCTGGCCAGCGTTGTCGAAGGAAATATCAGCCGCAGAGATTGCCAGGTCGGCCGTCCAGTCTGCGTCGCTGCGGATGACATTGCGGATGAACTCGTCGTACGTGTTGGCGGCGAACTCAAAATCGTAGTTCGCTGCCGGCGACAATCCTACGCGCTTCGAATCTCCAAGCTGCGCATCGTCGCGGATTGTCTGCGACCGCACCTCTTCAGACCCGTGCGGGAATCCTCCTCCCGTGTACGGGAACACCTGGAAAGGAGAACTCGGCGTCGTACCCCAGTCTACTTCACGGAGGTACGAAGGTTGCATCCGATTGGCCTCGGCTCCCATTGTGATAGCTTCCTTCCTGAAATTGACCCCTACGGGTCAGATGATCGCGTATGTTCCGCTGTCTGCCAACGCTCGTGAGAGTGTAAGCCCGTCGGACTCGCTTGTTGGATCGGAACCCGTCTTCACAAGCAAAACGTCGTTCGTCACGTCATGCCATAGACGCTTCGTTCCGATCAGTATTGGCGAATCCCACGTAGCGATAAACTCAGGCGTATCGGCCTGAATCATCTCGACGCCGTCCGTCACGCTCGTAGGATCTGACCCAGTCTTGGTTCTCAGAATATCGTTGGTCGTATCCTCGAATAGTCGGATCGTGCCTATAAGCACCGGGTTCTCCCAATTGCCAGTGATCATTTGACTGGCTTTTACGAGTGTGTCATACCGGAAGTTGGCGCTGACGTTGACCTGGTAAAAGCCCTCGCCTGTCTCGCCTACCGGCATCGGCGTCGCCGTGGAAATGACAACGCCGTCAAGCGTTTGGAACTGTAGGGCTGACACTACGTCGTCCGCGATACTCGCCGCCGTTCGATCTCCCGTGCCGCTGGGCGTGAATACCTGGACTTCAACAACTCCAACAGTACGCTGTCGCACCTTGGTTCCGCTTGCGCTTGCTTGCAGTGCGCCAGAAATCAGGATGGTGAAACGCACCCACCCGTCTTGCGTCCCCTCGTCAAAGTCCTTGTGAGGGTCGAACGTCACATTGGGCCACGCAACCGGAACGTCCCGTGCGCCACTCACTTCCGGGTGAGTTATGTCCCACTGTGTCTTGAAGCGCTCAATCAGGATCTCGCTTGCCGCCTCGTAGTCTGCAACTGCCATCACCGTCTCCTACCGGCTCTGCCCGTGAGCTTCTTTGCAGATCGCAGGCCGCGCCTGGGCCGCTTGCCGATCTGATCCACAAGCGCCAGTGCCCTTCCGAGAATACGCCTCGGTGCCATGTGCTCAGTCCCGAACTCAAGGAATGGGGCGTAGACTTTGTTGTTCGTGATCCAGATGTCTTCCCCAGGCTGCGCGCTATCGATCTTGCTGGTAGCTCTCGCGGCCGTCCGCTCCCCATCCTTGTCCGGCGTCTTCAGCTCCCGCATATCCGGATGGTTGATCTCAGCAAGCCAGTTGCCCTTGTACAGTCCCGTGTCTATTGGGGACATCTCAGTGACCAGCTGAACAATCTTCAGCGCAAGCATGGCCTTGAAGTCGTTGGCCTGCTCCTCCAACTCATCAGAGAAGCCTGCGACAGCACTCTTGAACTGTGCGAAGTTGTCAATCGTCTTTGCCATCAGAGCTCCAAATAGCCGATCTGAGCGTCGTTGGCGTTCCCCAGTGGGAATATAGCCATCAAGCTTGGTTTGCGCATTGTGGGCGCTCCCTACGCTCTCCCGTGAAGCTGATACAGCACGTCCGTATCTCCAGGCGCAGTCCGCTCCACATTGAGCACCGTATACGTCAAACTTCCGTCGATGAGCTGCCAGCTCGGCTCCGGCGCCTCGCTCACGTCTGCGGCTGCGACAAGGTACAGCCGGTCCTGAGCAAGAATCTGCTCGCCGTCGATCTGGTCCGCGCGGAATTCAGTCCGCACAGCAAGGACCGTTGTGTCCGTGTTCGTAACCGTTACGTCGCTCGGGACGTCAGGCGTTGCTACTGTCGTCGTGCGCTTCCGCAGCGTCACAGATCGCCCGAACTGGTTGATCATGCTCACCGCAAGGTCAGAAAAGCTGGAATAGTCAAACGACATGGCTTATGCCCGCGTCAGCGTTGCCTGGCCGGCAACATTCGTGATCAGGTCTTGTATGATCTGCTTTGCATACGGCATCCACGTTCCAGGCCGCGCCGAGTCGTTGTACTCGATCTCCAGCGGCCCCACCTTCTGCCGTTTGACGCCGTCGCCGCGTGTATACGTGTCCGTCAGCGGAGTCGTGAGATGCTGGTTCGCCAGGTAGGCGCAAGCGTCGGCTACCTTCGCAGGAACGCTTGTAGAGGCTACGTCGCGCCCCTCTGCGTCTACGGCGCTCACGCGCGGCCACCCGAGCGCCTGCGTGTCGACGGCGATGCTTCCCACCCATGTGTAAACGGCGTCCATGTATACGGTCGCAGCCATCAGCGCGGCTTCCTTAGTCGCTGTGGTCGCGGCCGTCCACGTTGCCGGTGCCCCGTGGGCAGTGTGATACGTGTCTGCTGCCGCAACTGAGACGTACGACGTTGCTGCCGTCAGCCCGGTCCCATCCTCGACAAGAAATGCCATGACTCTCTCCTATGCTGCCAGTGATCCGCAAACGTCCTCGAAGCCGTACAGCTCCTTGAACAGTGCGAAGTACTCGTTGCTGCGCGCCTTGCGGTAGTACGAATACGCTGGCGGGCTCTCGTGCTTGTGATCTATCTGGACGTGAGGCACGTAGCCCACGCGAACACCGGCTGCTTTGCACCGCAGGAAGAACGCCTGGTGCTCGCATACCTTCAGGCGGTCATCCCAGCGCACGCGGCGAATCAGATCCGTCTTGCCGGCGAGAAAATTGAACGTGATGTCGCAAGCCGTCGGCCCCTGCACCGGGTGTTTGATCGGCGTCAGCTCCAGGGTGTTGTTGCGAACTTCGATGAACCCCTCGTAGTGAGATAACGCGCCGTGGTGCAGGACTGTCCCGCCAACTAGGTCAAACAGGCCGCCCTCTACATGGGCGACAAGGTCTCTCAGGTTGGACCGCTCTGTCAGCACGAAGTCATCTTCCATCATGACGAAGTACGGCGTGTCGATCTCATCCAGCATGGCATTACGCCCCGCGCTCAGGCCCACGTCATGTGGTAGCGCAAGGAACCGAACTCCGGGGAACCCACGGGACGCCTTGCGACTCTCCTGCTGCTCTTCCTCCGGCGAGTCGTCAGCAACGAGAATCGGCAGGCCGTGTCCCAGCGTAGACGCAAGAAGCCGTTCCAGCGGCTTCGGCCGGACCAGCGTTTTGATGCAAACCGTTGTCGTGTGCGCCATCAGTTTGAGCCCTTGTACTGCCGCATGAAGTCTCTCGGGCTGATGATCTTCTTCTCGTTGAGCGTACGCAGCGCTTCGACTGCAACCTGTGCCAGCCGCCTGTTCGCATCCGCCAGTGCAACCATCAGCATGGAGGGGAGGGTCATGACGTCGGCGCCCTGCGCGTTGATCTTCGTCTGCATCTTGCCGTCAGGGAGCTGGTTGAGCTCGATCACGATACGCACCGAGGATCCAGTAGGGGGAGAGTTGTCGCCGGCTACCATCACGCGCCAGCCTTCCACTGCGTCTTCGGAGCAATGCAGTCCCGCACTTCCTCCAGGCGGTCCCTGTGGGCCTCCAGCATACCCAAAACAGCGCCGACCTCGTCATGCAACCCCACCTTCGTCTCCGGGTAAAGCGCTCGGAAGTTGTCCGTTGCAACGTCGTAGCCGTGTGCCGCAGCCTCCACGCGCGGGTTGGGAACCTGGGCTATTTTGCAGTCGCCGGCCCTTGCGTCCCTGACGATCTCGGTCAGAGCCCTCATGGTGAATATCTCGGTGAGCTGGTTGCAGTGGCGGTGCGTCCCAGTCTCAGGCGGAGCCTCGACGGCCGCCTCAAGCGAGAGGACGGTATCGAACAGAGAGATGAAGCCGCGCTGCTGCTCGCCGGTGCCGTACAGCGTCATGGGTATTCCCAGCACAGCCTGAGCGCAGAAGCGGTTGAAAACGGTGCCGAATGCCTCATCCACGTCGAAGCGGGTTCGCGTCACGACCTCGTTTGTTGTCGGCTCTGTCCACTGAGGGTGCCCGATGCCGGCAACTACGCCCTGGTAAAGCGTCGTGGCAGTGAGGCCCCAAGCCCTACTTGCGAACTCAACGGCTGCTCCGCTGGACACCTTGGAGACGTGATAGAAGCTGCCCGGCTTGCGAGGGAAGGACATGCCGCTGAGATCGCCTTCCTGGGTCCATCCGTGATGGGTTGCGCCCTTAACGCAGTCCCGTCCGTCCGCGAACACGCCCTCTGGAATAATGGCAGCGGGCGTCCCATATTCGCCCATTGTCGAGACGTAGATCAGATGAGCGTCCGGGGCATGCTCTCTGAGCGCCCACAGCAGGGACACAGTGGCCCCGAAGTTGTTGGCGCAGGTATACGCAGCCTTCTCGGCGCTCATCATGCTGTACGGTGCTGACGGCTGCTCTGCGAGATGGATGACGACCTCAGGTTTCGCGGCCTTGACGACTGCTCCCGCCGACAGGAAGCCGGAAATGGTCCGCTCGACCATGGTAGCCCCGAGCTTCGCGGCGTATCTGGATCTCGCCTGATGCGGAGTGATCGGGATCACGCTATGCGAAGAGCACTCTTCCACCCACTTGCGCCGTGCGTAGTTGTCCACGCCCGTTACGTCGTGCCCCTGTGCCGCCAGGTGCATCGTCAGCGGCCAGCCCTCGTATCCGTCCGAACCTGTGATGAGAATGCGCATTGTGTCCTCCGCGTAGGGTTATCGCGCTTCCAGCATGGCCAGCAGCTCGGTAGCTCTGACCGTTGTCGTGTGGCGCGTGTGCATCAGTTGGTACCCGGCTTCCGTGATCTGCTCAAGTTCAGGCCGAAACTCGCGGCTGAGCCAGTGTTGCGTCTGTCCGAATATGTCGGTCTGGAGGTCTACCGGCAAGTAGTTACCCATCGGGAAGAAACCGAGAGCAGCCATTTCCGGGATCTCGTCGCACATCAGCGCAGTCCTGCAGGCAGGTATTTCGAACAGCTTACTGAGGCTGTAGTGATATTTTGATGTGCAGGCTGCTGCGATGTGAGATGAGTTGATCAGCTTGGCGTAGTCCTCCCCGACCGGCCAGTACTTGCCCTCCATGTTTTCCCGAGGGCGCTCCACGTCCTTGAACCACGCCTCGTCCTTCAGAACCTCGCGAATCTTCGTCCTGATCTGATATACCCCCGCGTGCTTTGCCCCGGTAGAGAGCACGCCGAATTCCTTGGCGCAACCGTAGTCATGCAGGTAAGACTCGTCTACCCAGTACGGCAGCCATTCCACGCGGCCCTGCGGCAAGTAAGGATGAGACCGAGTGCAGCCGTCGCGGTAGACCGTCAGGAACAAATCGAAGCCGACTTCACGAGCGCGGCCTACGTAGTTCTTTACCATTGGCCCGTGACAGTCGCCAATGATGATGGCCTTTTTTGCTGTGATCTGCTGCCACGGCTCTTGCAGATAGGACCACATGGCCGGAGTGATCACCCAGTCGAAGGTATTGACGTAGGAGGGTAGCAGCAGGCTAGGCAGCTTGCGCCCGTTCACGCAGTCGCGACAGAACTTTCCCTCTTCCTTGTCAATCGTCCGCAAGATCGTGGACACGGTTGCTTGCCCTTCCAGCGCCTTGCGCAGAGGTGACCAGAAGTCACAGACCCGCATGCTCCTGTCGTCGTCTAACCATAGCACCCGCATTTACGTCTCCCCCTTCTTGAATGCCGCCATCCGTAGCGCGGCATACCTCCTGATGAGATTGCCCAAGTCGAAAGTGAACCAGTAAGCCAGAGCGCGCTGCACCGTCGCAGTCTTGATAATTGGCACTGCCCCGCGCTGCGTGTGGTAGATCGTCATGTGATGCTCATGGCATGCCGGATGCCCAAGGAAGTCGCTGGCGCGGCTGCTGCCGTGCTCTACGTGGCACCAATCCGTCGCCGGCTGCGTGCAGAACAGACACTCGCGCGCCTCTGGCTGCGTCTTGACCCAGCGTATGAAGGCGGGATCCTTGCGGCTGTATTCGGCACGGTCGAGCTGCATCGTCAAGCCTTCCGCTCGAAGCACAGGAACCGGTAGCGCTCGCGGCTGCCCTCTTCCCACTGGTCGCAAACCATCTTCCAGTCCGCGAACCATCCGCAGACATCCTCACGGTTCGGCTCGGAGACGTGGAACAGGTTGCGCCTTGCGCTCTTTCGGGGAGGCGTCATGGCGAAGAGCGGCCACCCGATGAAGACGCGGCCGGTGGAGACGTTCTTAGCTGTGCGAACGAACGCCTCTGGGTCAACGAGGTGCTCAATGAAATCGATGGCGACTATCAGCGACGCCGGTGGGATCTCTGCCGTCAGATCCCCCCTACGGAATTCGCACCCGCTGTCCTCGTGCCGCTCCGTAGCAACGTCCAGCGCGTCCTGGCTGGAGTCTACCCCGACAACCGTGGCGCCAGTGCTCTTCGCCAGTTGCGCCGTTCCATACCCAAGCCCGCAGCCAGCGTCCACTATGGACCCGCTGCCGCCGTAGAACGATGCCGCCGTAGAACGATGCCGCCAGTTCGTACCGCTCAAACATATGAATGACAACAATGTCCTCGTATGCGGGGTCCATGGGGTCAAAGCGCTCCGGGCCGCTCACAGTATAATCCATTGCACTCTCTCCCATCCGTTTTTTGCAAATGACTTTGGCAGCAGCTCCTTGGTCCTGCTGCGGAACTTGCGGTACTTCTTGTCCCCACTCCCCCGGTTGTGTCTCGCTTGAGCAACCGCGCTGTATCCAACTCGCAGCCCGGCTTTCTTTGCTCGCCAGAAGTAATCCTCATGCTCGCCAATCTTCAGCTCCGGATCCCATTTCACAGCCCTCAGAGCATCCGTGCGCGCTGCAAGGAAGTTCAAAACGATGTGGACAGGTATCGTCTCTTTCCCGCCCGCTATGCGCATCATGAACAACGTGCCGCCAGCCTGAAACATCCACCCCTCGTAGTGTTGCTCCTGTCCATTGTTCATTATCAGACTGCCACCCACGATGTCGTATGGCCAACGCTTCACTTCCTCGATCATCCCAGACATTGTGTCCGAACTCTCGATAACGAAGTCGTCTTCCAGGATCATGCAATACGGGGTCTGCGTTTGCTCGACGAGGAAGTTCCTGCCAGCGCTCAATCCAACATCAGTGGGCAACCGCAGGTACAGCACATTGTCACTGCCAGCGCATACGTGGAATGATGGGGACACCCCGTCGTCAGCGACGAGCACTTTGCATCCGGGTGCGTGCTCTTCAAGGGAGTCCAGCAGCTCGCCGAGCGCCTTCGGCCGATCGAACGTCTTGACGAGAATCGTTGTGTCCTCAAGCATGGGGTTTCTCCCACACGGTGAACAGATAGCTGCGCTTGCTCTCGGGGCCGTACTGCAAATAAAGCAGCTTCCACTTGAGGAACCACCCTATGACTTCCTTGGGGTAGATGAGGGAAATGTGGTACGGGTTGCTGTTCACAACGAACGGCCACGCCAGGACGAAAAGGGAGGCGGCGCGCTGCATCCTGACGACGAACTGCTGCGGCTGCTCCAGGTGCTCAATCGTATCGATGCACACGACAGCGTCTACCTTGCCGGGGTCCCACCACCTGAGATCCGCCTGGTGGAAGCTCACTCCGGCATGCCCGCTGTGCCTGGCCTCGCATTCTCGGATTGCCTCTGCTGACCTATCCACGCCCAGTACGTTAGGCGCGGCCTCTGCAAGAACAACGGCGCCGTGTCCAAGTCCACATGCTGCGTCAACCACGTTCTTGCAGCCACTTTCCTGGACGTAACTAGCGGCTTGCTCGTACCTGCGCCGGTGGCCCCGAACAACGTGCGGCGGCCTGCTTGGGTCTCTTGGGTCGAAGCGCTCATTGTGCATGGACAGGCCTCCCGTCGCCGCCGTCGCCGCCGAAGAGAGAGCAGGAATAATGCGTGTAGCGCGTGTCCACATGCATCGTCCTGCCGCCCTGTACGCCTGTAAAGGCGAGAATGGAAAGCTGTCCTTCGTCGCTATTCATCGCCTCAGTCGGCCATATGCGGAATGCGTCCGGCCACTTGGCTTCCAGTGCCTCCGCCTTCTCGTAGAAGAACTCCCAGAATGCTTCGGCGGCTTCCTTCCGCGTTGGCAGGTCGAACTTTGGGAGGATTGGCCAAAGCGGAGGCTCTGGGCGTCTCTTTGCTGCCGGGTTGAGGGAGCAATGGTCGAACCGCTGTCGCAGAAAGCTGTCAACTGTTGCGGCTTTGTCCCGCTTTAGGCACACGATCTTAGCCCCCAGCTCGATCAGAGGCTCCGCGTATGACAGGTGCCCCGGTGCGACGTCCCCGGCGACCATCGGGTTGTCTACGGGGAAACAAAGCCAGCGGACAGGATCGCCCTGAGTTATGACCTGACGGAGCGGTTCCGTTTTCGTCAGCTCAATCGCCTCTTCGAGCTGCTTGTAGTCATGCTCCCACGGCATGGAAAACCGCTCATGCGCTATTGCGACGCGCCCCTGCGCACCGAAGAGAATGGCAAGCGACTTGCTGCCGCACCTTCCCGTGCCTGTGCCAAATACGAGTTTCATCACGCTCCCTTCCCGAACGGCTGTTTCGCCGGCAACACGTAGAACGTAGACTGCGGAGCCACGTCCTTCTGGATCACAGCGCCCGCCCACACCGTAGCCTGCGAGCCGATGTGCACGTTGGGACAGACGACGGCGCCGGTGCCTATCACCGCGCTGTGCCCAACCGTGACGCCTCCGGTAAGCAGGCATCCCGGAGAGATGTTGCAGAAGCTACCGACCTCGTTGTCGTGCCCTACAACCGTGTGAGCATGGATGACCGCGCCCGTCTTGATGACCGCCTTTGCCGCAATGCAGACGAACGGGTTGATCATCACTCCCTTGTCGATAAAGGCAGACTGCGACACCTGTACCGTGGGATGGATCAGCGTATACGGCTCAACGCGCGCCGCTTGCATCTGCGCTATCAGGTTCCTCTTTGCCTCCGGCGTTGAACCGAGAGGGAACACAACTGCGTCCATGTCGTAGTCGGCGACCCTCGACAGCGCACCGCAATACTCGATATCCAGAGCTTCGCAGGTGTCGATCACGTACAACTCCTGAGCGCCTTTCCCGAAACTGTAGAGCTTCATCCTTCAGCCTCCTGCGTAGGGTTCGCTTATCGGGCCTCTTCCATGCGCACACGCCGCCACAGGGCCTTCAGGCGGCCCAGTATACCCCTGCGCTGCGCAACGCCCGTCACGGGGCGATATCGGTGCTGTGTGGGGTCGTAGACGTAGATGGAGCCACCCCACTTGCGGATCTTCGTGCTCTTCGGCGTCACTTCCAGCAGCGGCATAGCTCTCCTCTACGGTGTGAACGTGCGAACAGCTTCTACTATACGCCCGGCTTCGTCGTTCGTCATCTGCGAGCACGTAGGCAGCCCCACAATGCGCGGTGCAAGCGCCTCGGCCGTAGGACACCGCCGTTGCTGCTCTTCCACGTAGCCCTGCCCCATCGCGCGCACAAGCGCAGGCTGGTGATACACGGGCTCCGAGTAACGGTGCCGGATCTCTACCCCGTGGCGCTGCACGT